GAATGCTCGACGGCACGTGTGAGCCTGCCGAACCGGCCCCTGATGACAAGCTCGCTGAGCGGCGCGCGAAGCGCAGGCGTCCCGACAGCTACCCCTTCCCGGACCACCGCTAATGCCCAAGCTCGACCTACAGGTGCTCCTGATGCGCGCCAAAGAATGGTATAAGCATGCCACCCCAGAACAGATCGAAGAGATGAAGCGTCTCCAGCGCGAAAGCTGGGTGCGCGCCGAGGCCTCCTGGCCCAAACCGCGCTTCCATTGGGTGGATGGGGTGAAGGTCTACGAGTCGTATGAGGACTATTGTAATGACTAACGCTAAGCCCCGCCGTGGACGACCACCCAAAGCATTCGTCCCCGGCCGCCACATCGACGCGTTGCTCGCCGAGCGCGGCGCCACCCACGGCGACTATGCCGACCACGCCCGCATCACCCAGCGCCTCAAGAGCGTCATGCACGAAGAACTCTCCTGGTATGCCAAGCTCACCCCCACCCAGCGCGAATCGCTCGACATGATTGCGCACAAGATCGGCCGCATCCTGGCGGGCGATCCCAACCATCGGGACCACTGGCTTGATTGCGCTGGATATGCACAGCTGGTGGTGCAGCGCCTATGAGCGGCGGGATGGTGCTGGTTGGCGAGGCCTGGGGCCGCGAGGAGGCGGAGCAGGGCGTCCCCTTCGTCGGGCACGCCGGTCGCATCCTCAACGGCGTGCTGTCGCAGGCTGGCATCGCCCGCAGCGAATGCTATGTGACCAACGTCCTCAACCTCCAGCCCAAACCGACCAACGATATCAAGAACTGCTGCGGGCCGCGCATGGGCGGCATCCCCGGCATGCCCAGCCTGACGGCTGGCAAGTATATGCGCAACGAATATGCGCCCGAGCTGGCGCGCCTCTATCGGGAGCTGGACAGGGAGAAGCCCAACCTCATCGTCGCGCTTGGCGCAACGGCGGCCTGGGCCCTGCTCAAGACCACCGGCATAGCGAAGATTAGGGGCGCTCCAGCGATGTCACCGTGGGGAAAGTGCCTTGCCACATTTCACCCCCAAGCTGTGGGCTACGACTGGTCCCTGCGCCCCGTGCTGTTCGCCGACCTATGCAAAGCGAAGCGCGAAGCCGAGTATGCGGAGCTACGTCGCCCGCAGCGCGAGGTCTACCTACCCGACACCCCCGCCGACCTCGACCGCTTCGCCGACCTCCACATGTCCCGCTTCGATCTCCTCTCGATCGACATCGAAACCGTGGGCGGCGACATCATCACCTGCGTGGGCTTCGCCCCCTCAATCGACCGCACCCTCGTGGTCCCCTTCTTCGACCCCCAGCGCCCGGGCCGCAACTACTGGCCCACCACCGCCGATGAGCGCCTCGCCTGGGATTGGGTAAAGCGCATCTGCGAGGGCGACCGCCCGAAGGTCTTCCAAAACGGCCTCTTCGACATCAATGTGCTGTGGCGCACAATGGGCATCCGCGTCCGCAACGCCACCCACGACACCATGCTCGCCCACCACGCCCTCCAACCGGAGATGAAGAAGGGCCTCGCCTTCCTGGGCTCCATCTACACCAACGAGGCGAGCTGGAAACTGATGCGGCGCGCCAGCGCCAAGCGAGAGGAGTGACCTTCGATGTGGACAGCCCTGCCCGACCATCTGCCGATGTCGCCCCGACATCGCGCCCGGCGCACAGCTTCGCCGCCCGCGCCGCAGCGCATCGACGCCCCGATGCATGCCCCCTTGGCGTGGCTCAGTGAATTCGCCCTGGCGCGTGACCTCGCCGCGCACGACGGGCGCCCCTTCACCCAGCTGACATTCGCCCGGTTGCGCCAGCACGGCGGCGCCCCACCCCACAGCCCCGACCTCTACTACCAATGGGGCTCCGCCGTCCGCTGGGCCGCGAACACCACCCTCTCCCCTGGGTATTTCAAATGACCGCGCCCAAGCTGGATTATCCCGATATCCACGAATATGTCGCCCTGGTGCGCGAGTTTTTGGACTGCATCAGGTCGGGCTATGACGGCCCTTTCGAGAGTCCCTTCGAGGCCCCACCAAATGACGAGGCCCTTCTGTTCGAGGAGCTAGACAGGGCGACTCTCCGGCTGTCGCGGATGCGCGGCCACACCTTCAGCGGCGAGTAGCGTATGCGCATCATTCAGACGGCCGACCTGACGGTCGAGCGGCTCGCGGGCCTCTCGGCCCTCGACCGCGAGCTGATCTACAACGGCCTCGACACGATGGTCACCCTGGAGGTGATGGAGGCCCTGCTCCCCCAGTTCGACAACACCACCCAAGGCACCTACAACTTCTCCCGCGACCTCCAAGGCCCCATCCTGGAGATGATGGTCCGCGGCCTGCTAGTTGATCAACCGCGCCGCTACCGCGTCCTGGCCGACGTGCGCGCCTCGATCAAGCGCCTCGCCCACAACCTCGACCGCATCATCCGCGAAGGCATCGGCACATCGGTCAGTTGGCGCAGCCCCGCCCAACTATCCAACCTGCTCTACAACGTCCTGGGCATCCCCCCCAAGCGCAAACGCGGCGCCCAGGGCATGTATCCCACCACCAACCGCGAAGCTCTGGAGTTCCTCGGTGCCAACTATTTGCTCGCCGAACCCATCTGCACCCACCTATTGGCGCTACGTGATCTCGACAAAAAGCGCCAATTGCTTGAAACCGGCATCGATAGTGACGGTCGAATGCGAACGAACTTTAACATTGCCGGAACGAATACAGGTAGACTCGCTAGCGCGATCTCTGACTTCGGCACTGGGACCAACCTTCAAAATATCGACCGTGAGCTGCGAAGCATCTTCATCGCCGACCCCGGAATGAAGCTGGCCAACCTCGACCTGGAGCAAGCCGATGCGCGTAATGTCGGATCAATCTGCTGGGACCTCTTTGTCCGCACTCACGGACAATCCTTCGCCGGAGCTTATCTCGACGCTTGCGAAAGCGGGGATCTCCACACAACAGTTTGTAGGATGGCTTGGCGAGACCTGGGCTGGGGCGGCGACCCCAGCGCGTTTCGCCGAGTGGCAGATCAAATCGCTTATCGATCTCTGTCTTACCGCGACCTGGCCAAAAAACTCGGACACGGCACAAACTACTTCGGCACTCCTCGCACAATGGCTCGACACACTAAGGTTGATCGAGGAACGATCGAGGCTTTCCAGCGTAACTATTTTGCAGCCTTCCCTGCCATCGGGAGTTTCGAGCGCACTCGTGACGATCTCGACAACTGGCACAACAGAGTTCGTCGACAGCTCAGGGAGGACAGTTACCTTACCACTCTTCTCGGTCGTCGCAGATATTTCTTTGGACGATGGAACGACGATGAGACTCTACGCGCCGCTATCGCTTATGCCCCTCAATCCATGACGGCGGATGAGATTGATCAGGGGATGCTGAGGCTGTTTCGCGCCCAGCGCGGCATTCAGCTGTTGGTGCAGGTGCACGATAGTGTGCTCATCCAATACCCGGAGGAGCGCGAAGCGGAGATTGTGCCGTGGGCGCTCAATGAGATGCGCATCCACATCCCCCTCGAAGAGGGGCGCGACTTCGTTGTGCCGGTGGAGGCAAAATGCGGTTGGAATTGGGGCGATGCGTCGGGTGATAATGAGGATGGATTGGTGAAATGGAAAAGCGTGGGGGACTCGCGGAGGCGCTCAGAGACGACCCATCATCACCAATCCCTATCCGACCAGCTGCGGTGCTCAGCCGCAAGCTAGGCGGGCCGTGGCTCGATGCCTTCATCGACTACATGGAGCCGTTTGGGGTGCCCGAGCTGTTCTCGGTGTGGGCAGGGCTCGCTACGCTCAGTGCGGTGATTGAGAGGCGGCTGTGGCACACCACCACGCGCGGCCCGCTGCACCCCGGCATTTATACGTTTCTCGTTGGGCCGGCCGCGGCGGGTAAGACCCTCCCTATCAACGAGGGCAGGAAGCTGATCGAGGCGGTCACTGGCCGCCACGTCGCCCCCTCCAACATCACCCGTGCCGCCTTCGTCGATGAACTCAACGAGTCCCGCCAAACCATCCAGCGCCCCGGCGAAGACCCCCCAACTATCCAATTCAACAGCTTGGCGATCATGCTCGACGAGCTCGGCGTCTTCATCAGCGACTTCGACCGCGACTTCCTCGCCGCCCTAACCGCCATGTGGGATGGCAACGCCTTCGTCGAGCGGAAGCGCAAGCTGCCCGAGAAGATCGTCATCCCCGAGGTGTCGCTGATGCTGA